GACTTGATGCACTGAAGAAGGGTGCTACCTCGTTGTCTTCATTAGCATTATCTGGTCTGCCACCGGGTTTGGGATCTCAGCTATCTGCGGCTATGAATTCGTTATCAGCAGGCGGCTCATTGCCTATTAAATTACCTACTGTTGCATCAAACACATTAGATAGAGGGGAACTTAATGCTCAATTGACTAGTGTGTTGGGTAATGCTAAAATTCCAATGCCTAACTTTACAGGCGGGCAAGCTGCCGCAAGCTTGAATCTGTCAAAGAAACAAACTGAAGCATACGAAAAATATGATAAGATTAAGTTAGATTTAGAAAAAGCACAGGATGAAATGTTTGATTTAAAGAAGGCTTATTATAATGCTAAGAAAGACTTGCCTGCAGGTGATCCAGGAATTGATACTGCAAGAGATGCGTTGTATGCAAAAGAAGAACAGTTAGTAGCAATTAGAAAAGAGCTACAAACACTAGCTACCACAGCATAAATAAATTAAAGGATACACATGCCATCATATATTGGATTCAGTACAATTAATGCTAATAAACCACAATCAACTCAGCTATCTACTGGTAGTTCGGGCGGCACCGGTAGTGTAATGCAACCTATTGTTTATGGTAAAAAGTATAGAGCACTAGACGAACAGCTAGTTATCCAAGATTTTATCAATGCGTTAAATATTCCACAGGGACAAAAAGTGGGCAACCCTGCATACGGAACAACTCTTTGGACGTTTGTTTTTGAACCAAATACAACAGATGTTCAATCACAATTAGTGAACGAACTGACACGAGTAGCTAACTCGGATCCAAGACTGATATTAAATTCTGTAAAAGCTTACCCCCAGGAAAATGGTATTTTAATTGAAGTTGAGATAGCCATCGCCCCCTTTAATAACGCTCAGTTCTTAAGCGTATTCCTTAACAATCAAACTAATACCGCAGCCGTTCAATAATCCTTAAAAACTGGTGTTTTCAAGTATGATAAATAGTTAAAAGAGAACACTATCCATGGCTACAAGTTCAAGACAATCAGCATTATTCGGCATTAATGACTGGAAAGCAATTTATCAGACTTTCCGCGAAGCCGATTTTAGAAGCTACGACTATGAAACCCTTCGTAAGAGTTTCATTGATTATTTGCGAGTATACTATCCGGAAACGTTTAACGATTACATTGAATCTAGTGAATTCATTGCTTTACTAGACGTTATGGCATTCATGGGACAAGGTCTTGCTTTCCGTAACGATTTAAACACCCGTGAAAACTTCATTGATACTGCTGAACGTAGGGACAGTGTTGTTAAACTAGCTAATTTAGTAAGCTATACACCTAAACGTAACTTAGCAGGTCAGGGTTACTTAAAAGTTGTTAGTATGTCAACTAGTCAGAACGTTACTGACGTAAATGGGTTGAACTTGAGCAACGTTACAGTATTATGGAACGACCCTGCAAATCCTAGTTGGCTAGCACAATTTAACACTATTATCAATGCCGCATTGATTGACACACAGCGCATTGGTAGCCCAGGAAACACAGCACAAATTTTAGGGGTTAAGACGGATGAATATGCAATTAACATACCTCAGAACAGCTTACCTATCATCCCATTAACTTCTTCAGTTGACGGGATTAACATGAACTTTGAATTAGTTTCCGTGACTTCAGTTGATGAAGATTATGTTTATGAAATCCCACCAGCTCCTAGTGGTAGATTCAACATGTTATATCGTAATGATAGACTAGGTTATGGTAGTCCAAACACAGGATTCTTTTTCTACTTCAAACAAGGTTCGTTACAAAACTTTGATTTTAACTTGCAACAGCAAATTAGTAACCAGGTAGTTGATATTGATATTCAAGGTATTAATAACACTGACACATGGTTATATCAGTTGAGTACATCAAATGGTACTCCAGGATTATGGAAACAAGTAGAAAATGTTTATGCAGATGCTTACCTACAAACAGAATCTAGTACACGTAGAATTTTTAGTGTAGGGTCTCGTTTTAACGACCAAGTAAGTTATATATTTGGTGACGGAGTATTCAGTGAAATACCAGTAGGTTCATATAGAGCATATGTACGTGCAGGTAATGCATTAACATACACAGTTGATCCTACTGAGATGCAAGGAATTACCGTTGCATTTTCCTACATTAATAGAGTAGGAAGAGCAGAAACATTAACAGTTGGGTTGCAACTTCAGGTTCCTGTATCTAATGCACAAGCACGTGAGAGTTTAGCAAATATTAAACAACGTGCTCCTACACGTTACTATACACAGAATCGTATGGTTAACGGTGAAGATTACAACAACTTTCCGTATACATTATACAGTTCTATTATTAAATCAAAAGCGATTAATCGTAGTTCAATCGGTGTATCTAAAAATTTAGATATGTTAGATCCAACAGGTAAGTATTCAAGTACTAATAGTTTTGCCAGTGACGGCGCATTATATCAAGATACTAGCAGTGGATATTTGGGATTAACTATTACTACAACAGGTAGTATTATAACATTCTTAACAGATAACTTATCGTCTGTATTATCAGCTAACAAAGCGAAACAATACTACACTCAATATTATACTAGATATCCAGTAAACACCGCATCCGGCGATGGCATTGTATACTGGAACACAAAAACAGTTGATGCTAATAGTGAAACAGGATTTTTCTATAACATTAATAACACTCAACAAGTTCCCATTCCAGTAGGAACATACTCAACCAATAATGTTAAGTATATTACTAAAGGAGCATTAGTACAATTCTCATCACCTACAGGTTATTATTTTGATGCGAATAACAGATTAGTAGCCGGAGTTCCTGGACCATCAGATCCTACAATACTATGGACTACTATTCTTAGTGTAATAGGTGATGGATATAATAACGGTGCCGGCGGGTTTAGTAATGGTACGGGTCCTGTCATATTAAACGGTTATGTTCCTTCAGGAGCAATACTAACAACTATACTACCTACGTTTGACAATACATTGTCATCAGAGATAATACAAGAATGTATTATCCGAATGGAATTACAACAAGACTTTTCTCTAGTGTTTAACAACTCATTGACTGTTAACCAAGAACGTTGGAGTATAAAGCCATATGATAATTCTAATTGGTTTATTAATTTTAAAAGTCAATCAGCAAACAAGTATATTATAACATACCGTGCATTGGCATATTATTTTGGTAGTGTAGCAGATACTAGATTTACATTTGAAGCAAACAAACTAGTTTATGATCCATTTACCGGTAAGATTTTACAAGATTTCGTTAATGTATTAAGTAGTAATACCCAGCCTGGGTCTAACTATCCACTGAATAAAGATGTTAAAGTTAGTGTTATTGGTCAAACTGTTGAATCAGATGGATACATAGATGATTTTGAAGTTGAAGTTGCTAGCATTGACGTTAATGATAGAACTATAATTTCTAATCCTGATTTCTTTGCACAAGTAACCGGTTACGTAACTGGAAATTCTAACATTGGTGTGTATGTGTTCTTTGAATTGATTGAGAATGATGTAACTTTAAACTCATATCAAATTATTCCAAGTACCTCAGTAGTGTATCAGTATGCAACAAAAACACAAATTGAAGTTGCAAAATATGAATATCCTGAAGGACAATTGTTCTATGCATATTCAGATAATATTTTCTACATCACTCAACAAGATAATGCAATTACAACACCATACTATGTGTTGATTGAACAGCCACAGTATTCTATTAAACCTGGACGTCAGGGATTGATATATCAGTATCGTCACAACAGCAACAACACTACTCGCATTGATCCGGCTACGACTAATATCATTGACTTGTACGTAGTTACACAGTCTTATTATACTCAATATCAAAATTGGATTCAAGATACTACAAATACAGTTCCGATGCCAGATAAACCTACGATTAGCGAACTAAGTTTGGAATATAGTAAAGTACAAGATTATAAGATGTTAAGTGACAGTGTTGTCGTAAACAGTGTTGTATTCAAACCATTATTTGGCCCAAAAGCTTCTCCTGCATTAAGAGCAACTATTAAAGTTATTAAAGCATCAAACACAAATGCAAGTGATAGTGAAATTCGTAGTGCGACATTAACTACTATGAATAATTATTTTAATATTAACAGTTGGAGCTTTGGCGACACCTTTTACTTCTCTGAATTGAGTGCATATATTCATGCAGAGATAGGTGAGTTAGTTAGCTCAGTGGTATTAGTTCCTAATGACCCGACAATGCATTTTGGAGATTTATATGAAATTAAATGTGCGCCATATGAAATATTCGTAAACGCGGCAACAGCCGGCGATGTGGTAGTAATTTCTGCGCTAACTTCAGCCGAATTACAAATAAGATAAGTACAATAAGTAATTGAGATAAACAATGGCAACACGAATTAGAACATTAAACTTTTTACCGGATATTTTTAAAACCCCAACTAATGCTCAGTTTTTACGAGCTACATTGGATCAACTTGTAGATCAGCCGAATACACAGAAGATTGAGGGTTATATAGGTAGCAAGTTTGGATACGGTATTAATCCTAAAGATTATTATGTCACTGAACCAACTAAAATTAGAAAAGATTATCAGTTGGATCCGGGTGTAGTCTTCACTAAGAATAACGAAAGTACCGCAACAGATTTTATTTCTTATCCTGGTATAATTGACGCACTTAAATTAGCAGGTGCTACTACGGATAATAACGACCGTTTATTCAATAGCGAATTCTATTCATGGGATTCTTTTACTAACCTAGATAAGATTATTAACTTTAATCAATACTATTGGTTACCAAACGGTCCTGAGCAAGTAGTTGTTTCTGCTGATACTGTATTCATATCAACTGATTATATTGTTAATGATGCGGTTAACGGATATACTATTACTACCCCTAATTCAGGATCAGGTTCAACTAACCCTACATTAACATTATTGCGTGGCGGTACATATACTTTTGCAGTAAATCAAACATCTCAGTTTTGGATACAAGGTGAACCTGGTACAACCGGTTACAGTATTACACAACCGAATGTGCAAACACGTGATGTATTGGGCGTAACTAACAATGGTACTACTAGTGGCATTGTAACATTTACTGTACCCAACAAAAACGCACAGAATGAATATAACTTCCCTGGCAACAATCAAATAGGTGTTGTAAGTACAAGACCATTTATACAAGTAAATGGTGCTAGAGTAAGTGATATTAGTGGAATAGACGGAATAACCTCATTAGAGGGTTTGACTGTTATGTTCTACAATACCGGTGTCGCAAACGAAAGTGGATTCGTTTCTAACTTCTTTGACTATACTGCATTTGATACAAACAATGATTTAGTTCCGGCTGCAACAATTTCTGTAACAGCAACAAGTTCAGCTGGTGATTTGATTACATGTAATACTACAGCTGACCTTATAGTTGGTTCTACTATTACATTTAATGGTACGGCATTTGGTGGCATACAATTATACAGTACTACTTTACCTGATACTATCTATTACGTAGAATCTATTGTTAATAATACGCAGTTCACGGTGTCATTATCTATAGGTGGCCCAGCAGTCACATTAACTTCTGCTACAGGTTCAATGACTGGTAACATCAATCAAGGTTTGATGGAAGAAGGATATTATACTCAAGTCAATAATACTTTCTACACTATCACTTATGTAGGTGACCCATCTAATCCTACAATTAGATTGTTGCCTGCAGGGCCTATCCCAATTGAACAAAAAATTATTCCATTATATGGTATTGAATGGATCAACCGAACTTTCTATAAAGACGTTAACGGAAATATTTCTCTAGTACCATACTTGAGTTCATTGCTTGACACCTTGTATTATCAAGACGGTACAACTGCTAATAAAGTTGGTGTCATCAAGCTAATTGACAGTAATAAAACTAATAGAATTAATGTTATTTCTGATATATTAGGTAAGACTAGCTATACCTCAACAAACGGGGTAGTATTTACGAACGGTCTTAAAGTAATATTTGAAGGTGACATTTATCCTGCATCATATAAAACAGGTCAATATTATGTTGAAGGTGTAGGCTCTGCAATTGAGTTGATACCTATAGGAGATTTGATTGCCCCTGAATCATTCACTGTTAGCACATATATTCCTTATGATACTACTCCGTATGACATTGGTAACTATGATAGTGATTTATATATCCCTGTAATACCAGACTACATTACAATTGCTAGAAACAGTATTAATAAAAATGCATGGTCACGTAGTAACCGTTGGTTCCACATTGATGTGATTAATGCGTCTGCTACATATAATAACAATTCAAGCTTGGTAACAGAGTATGCCACCAACAACAATAAAGCCAAGCGCCCTATTATTGAATTCTATCCTAACTTATCATTGTTTAATTCAGGTGCTGTAGGTAAAGCACCGGTTGACTTCATTGATATGAG